TTCTGAGCGTGGCCACATTGCTTGCCGCCGATGTTCGTATTCTCGTAAAGCCGAATGATGATGCGAATGAAACTGCCGTTCAAAATGCCTTCGGCGCGCACGGCGCAACTCAGGTCACGAACATATCCCAAATCAATGTCCGCGTCCTAACTTTGCCAGAAGCCGCCTCGACCAATGCCGTTGAAGCGCTCTCTCATAATCCGTTGTTTGCTTTTGCGGAGATGGACAGGTCGGTCGAGCCTGACTTCATACCAAACGACCCAAGTTATTCTGGCCAATGGCATCTTACTAAGATTCAAGCACCGTCAGCTTGGAATACTACTCTTGGCGGAACCAATATAATTATCGCCATCTGCGACACTGGTGTAGAGGCAACCCATCCAGACCTATCTGCCAATCTGGTCGCGGGGTACAACTTTTACGATAATAACAGCAACACATCCGATGTGTACGGGCACGGTACACCCGTAGCGGGAACCGCAGCGGAAGTTGGGAACAATGCGGTAGGAAGCTCGGGTGTCACGATGAACTGCCGTATTATGCCTCTTCGTATTACCGATACCAACGGCATTGCGCTTTTCTCTAATATGGCTGCTGCCATAACTTACGCAGCAGATCACGGCGCACGAGTGGCGAATTTAAGCTATATTGGTTCTGACAGTTTAACTGTTCAAAACGCTGCTCAATACCTTTCTTCCAAGGGTGGGCTTACCGTTATTTCTGCTGGCAATAACGGAAGTTTCGACACCAACTCGGATAATGCTTTTATTCTAACTGTTAGCGGAACCGATCAGAATGATGCACTGTTGTCGTTTTCGGTTACTGGGAATAACGTGGATTTATCTGCTCCAGGAACCAGCATTCTCACTACCGGAACAGGGGCAACCTATACATTCGGAAGCGGCACTTCCTTCTCCGCTCCTATTGTTGCTGGCGTGGCTGCTCTGGTAATGTCCGCAAATCCAAATCTGACGGGGCTTCAGGTTCAAGCAATACTCAAAAACAACGCGGACGATCTTGGTTCGGCGGGGTGGGATCCCAGCTTCGGATATGGGCGCGTCAATGCCTTCCGAGCCGTTCAAGCAGCCATCGGCTACACCGGCACAATCACCGTCACCGCAACCCAAGGATGCAACTGGACGGCAAGCCCTGACGTGACGTGGATCACGATCATTAACGGCGCGACGGGCACCGGGAACGGAACGGTCACTTATGGCGTGGCGGCAAATCCAACATCGAGCACGCGAACGGGAAGAATAAATGTCGCTGGCAAGGTGTTCTTTGTGACGCAAACAGGCATTGCTTGCAATTATGCCATTACTCCGACGAGTGACACATTCAGCGATAGCGGCGGTGGTGGGTTGATAACGGTCAATGCCAGTGACTCTATTTGTGCATGGACCGCAACCAGCGCTGCGTCATGGATAACTGTTAATCCTGCCAGCGGAACGGGGAATGGGAATGTCAATTACACGGTCGCGGCCACGGCGCTCGCATCGACCAGAACCGCAACGCTGACGGTCGCAGGGCAGACGTTCACCGTCACGCAGACGGGCGATACGACTGCTCCGGTTGTTAGCCTTACGTCCCCAGCCAATGCCAGCACGATAAGCAATATCGTGAACGTCTCTGCCACGGCAACGGACTTGAACATGGCTCGTGTAGATTTCTATCGTGACGCAGCAGTGCTAATCGGCACTGACACCACGACGCCATACAGCCTGCCGTTTCAGACGACTAACATAACGGACGGGGCGCACACCTTCTACGCGCGGGGATTCGACATCGCCGGGAACCAGGGCTTGTCATCCACCAACTCCGTTACTGTCGCCAACGGATCGTTCGTCACTACGAACTCATGGGCGCAGAAATTCGGCAACACGTCTGCGGACATCGGGCTTGCGGTGGCGACTGACTCATCGGCAAACATAATTGCGGCTGGCGCTTATCAAGGCTCGGTGAATTTTGGCACCGGCGTATTCACTAATGCCGGATTCGAGGACATCTTCATAGCCAAGTATTCGCCGATGGGAGTGCCGCAGTGGGCCAAGCATTTTGGAGACACGGGAAGAGACCGAATCAATAGCGTCATAGTCGATACCAACCAGGATGTGCTTGTTACTGGTTTTTTCACCGGAGCGATCAACTTTGGCGGCGGCATTTTGACCAGTGCTGGAGGATTGGATATTGTGATGGCAAAATATTCTTCGGCAGGTTCATTCATTTGGGCGCAACGTTTCGGCTCCACGCTGGATGATGCAGCTTATGCGGTAACGGTGGATGGCGGGGGCAACGTTATCATTACTGGTGGCTTTCAGGGCACAGTAAACTTTGGTGGAACCAACTTAACGGCCAGCCTCGGCTTGGACTTTTTCTTGGCCAAATATTCAGCGGCAGGGACTCACCTATGGTCACGCCGGGCACCAGCAAGCGGGAGCGAGAATGGCTTTGCGCTTGCAACTGACAGCAGTGGAGATGTCATTGCCGCCGGAAGCTTTACGGGAAGCGTTGATTTTGGTGGTGGATTCTTAGCTACAGCAGGGCAAGAAGATATTTTCTTAGTTAAATTTGCAGCTTCGAATGGACTTTATATCTGGCAACAGCGCTTTGGAAGCACCGCTTCCGACAAGGGACTAGGCGTAAAGGTTGACAGCGGCAACAACATAGCTCTCACCGGGTATTTTAGCGGTACAGTAGATTTTGGCGGGACATCGATCTCCACTCCGGTTGGGGCCACCGACGCTTTCATTGCTAAATACAATTCATCAGGCACCAATCTTTGGATAAAACGCTTTGGTGCTCCGATCATTGCCACAGGCTATTCAATAGCAATCGACAGTAGTAATAATATCGTAGCCGTTGGGCTGTTTCAGAACACGGCGACTCTGGACGGAGGCCAAACGATTAGCAGCGCGGGTGGGTCTGATGTCTTCGTGACTAAGTATTCGTCTGCTGGCGTGCGTGCCTGGACAAAGAGCGCGGGCGGAACCAGCAGCGATGTTGGCTACGCCGTGGCGACTGATGTTGCTGGTTATCCTGTAGTTACTGGCAGCTTTTCTTCCACCGGCTCGTTCAACGGAACAAGCCTGACATCGGCTGGCCTCTCTGACATCTTCCTGATGAAAATGCTCCCATGAAAAGTTTTCTATTCTTTTGCATTTGGCTGATTGCTCTTGGGGCGCGCGCGGCTGTTCCGACCTTTGAAAGTTTCAGCACGAATCAATTTCAGACCAATAGCCTGCAAGTATTCTATCGAGATCCGCACACGAACGATGCGGGGATAATTTATCCGGCTCTCGACAACACGCTCAGTCTGGTAACGAACCTCAACACGTACGGGACTTTTTCTTTGCCAGCCAAAGTCACGCTGCTGGCGCTGGGAACGAATTATTTGGATGTCACCACGAACACGACTTGGCTGCTCAATTCACCAACCAATGACGCGACTCAAGTAACTCTCAGTCTCAGTTCGGGCGCATATCAAGGGCAGTTGCTTTTCATCACATCGCAGAACGGCAGCAACTCTTTCACGCTGCCCGATCTTAGCGAGCAATGGGACGTTCCAGGCGCTTACGTGGACATTCAAGGCGATTGGGTAGGCACCACGAATCGCGGCATCATCCTGCAATACACCGCACCGGACTGGATCGAAATGGCGCGGTTTGACCCAGGACAAACAGGTGGCGGAACAGTTTTCGGCAGTGGAACGCCGACCTATATTCCTTATTGGCTCACACCCACCACACTTTCCGACAGTTCGTTGATTCGCTCAAACGCTTCGATCGTGATGCTTAATTCAACCAATGCTGTTAATGCTGGTAAATTTATTATTCAAACGCCGTCCGGGTCTGCCTTCATGGACATCACCGGCGCGGGCGACACCGCACATTTCCAAGGTGGTTCGATAGCGGCCTACATAGCGAATGCAAACAATCGTGGGGCTGTAGCCTACGATCAGGTGTTTGTCCCAACGGTTGACGACACGATTTCCTTGGGAAGTGCTACGAGTTTGCGCTGGAAGAATCTTGCCCTAAGCGGTCACATCATTTGGAACGGAGCGACCAACAGCCTGTTCGACTTGTGGGGCGCTGGCAGTCCAGAAGGGGTGATAACGGCATCGATGGGAAGTTTTTATCGTGATGCAGCGAACGGAACCTTTTACGGTAAAACTAACGGCGTAGGCAACACAGGTTGGGGAATACTCTTGGCTGGAAGCGGCAGTGCGGCTCTTTGGGCCTCTGCTGGTGGAGTTCTTCAACCTAGTCCCGCAATCGACTTAGTTAGGATTGAAAGCCAGCTTGCGGATAACGCTACCAATGTCGCGCTGGTGGTGGATACAAGTGTGCCGTGGGCTACTGGGTATCTCGCAGCTTTTCGGAATCAAACAACCAACACTTTTGGTTTTCTCGCCCAAGGAGGTTTTGTTATAAATGGGTTATCTCCAGAAATCACCGGATACACCGCTGCTGCTGGCACTCCCTACTTCGATATTACCCCTGACTGGCTAGATTTAGGTTCTCTAGGCGGCGGAAGTCTTATGTTTCTCAATCCTACCGTTGCCAGCACCGGCTCAGGCACCGCCTACCTGTTCGACACCTCCAACGTCCTGACCAACGGCGATAATCTGGCGGTATTCAGGAACAGCGGAACGAACATATTAACAGTGGGTGCAACTGGTGGCACAATCATTGGAACAGAACCTAGCTGGTGGGGGCCATTTGGTCCAAGCCTTGTGATGTATTCTCATACCGATCACGGTTACGATGGAAATTGGGAAATACTTATTGGCGGAGGTAATGATTCCTCAAATGCCACAATCAATGCCTATGGAGATTATAGGAATGTTAATTTTGTGACGGGTGTCGGGGGAAATGGTTACTTGAACCTCTATGCTGATGCAGTTACCAAGGTGGCGGGAATGGAGATTGACTGCGATGCAGTAAAGCGAACATTCCTTACACCAGGCATTGACTCTGGAAGTGCTTCAGGTGGGGCTTACTACTTCGATACAAAAAACGTACTTGCAGGTGCTACGGATAACCTTCAGGTCTGGTACAATCATGGAACCGCAAAGACATCTATCAGTAAGGACGGTGCACTCACACTGGGTTCCGTTACCAAGGCGCAGAAAACCGCTCTTACACCGGCAAATGGAATGATTGTTTACCAGACGGATAATACGCCTGGTTTACGGGCATATGTAAACGGAACTTGGTTCATTGTTTCAACGGCGGCAGATCCATAATACATCTATGACTCTCACAAACGTAATCATCCTTTCAAGCTCACTCATTAGCACCAATCAGCAAGCCATTGTAGGGGAATCCAATGGCAGGGCGCTTATCGCTACTCAGGAAATGATGATCCAGCAAGTCGAGTTGGGTTACATGAAAGGTGGCAAACCGATTTCGATAGGTTCATTCTCCAGAATCGTAGGTTCTCCGCGATTGACGACAAACGCTGTGCCGTTCGCCTTTACGCCTCGACCTTCGTCTATTGTGAATCCAACTAATGCCGCACCTGCTCTTCCGCAGGTCGCAACCAACGCTCCGACACGCCCAAACACCAACTCACCGGCCTTTCAACGCAGACTCGAACGCGAGCAGCGCATGAGGCCATCCACCAACGCACCTCCAGTCCCCAAATGAAAACACTACTCGCATTTATTCTTCTCATTGCAACGTGTAGTTGCAGCACCCAAAAGAACCTGACAAATCTCGTCAAGGCGCTCGCCAAAGATCCAGCGACGGTTCGCATCAGCTACGGACCGCTAATCTTCGAAAGATTCGTTCCACAAACTCAGCAACCGGGCGGCTACGTGCCGATGCCGATGCAATGGGGGCAGCCCCCGGTAATTCTGTTTTGGCCAACCAACAGCGTGAAGTAATTATGAACCCTTTCTTTTTCCCGCCGAGGCAGATTCCCAATCCAGCAGCGGCCTCCTACGTTTTGAGCCTTTACGATCACGAGGTCGCTGGTTCGATTGCACAGACCAAGACGGTGCGCGAACAATTGGATGCCGTTGCCGATGCCCTACGTCAGGCGCATCCCGATTTGGCTCCCGATCTGGACTTGCTCATTGAATCGGCTACGAATGTCGGGCACTTGCAAGGGGCGCGCGAAGATTTGGACATCCTCAAGAGTCAGTTCCGCGCTTCGCTGCCCTTTGCCATCCAAAAAGCCTTGGAGAACCCATCATGATCCGATTGCTGCTCTGCCTGCTGTTGCTTTGCCAAGGATCGGCATGGGCGGCGAATACATGGTACGTGGCGACCAATGGCACGCCAATCGGGACCGGCTCAAGCGGAAATCCGTGGGATTTTCAGACCGCTCTGAATAAAGTCGGCGTCATCCTTCCAGGCGACTTGGTGTGGATGCGAAATGGCATTTATGCCCATGCCCCACAAAACTCCATTCCCGGCGTTCAGGAGGGTTATATTTTTCAAAGCACGGTTTCAGGCACTCCGAGCGGTCAGACTACATTCCGTTCATACCCTGGAGAATTGGCGCGAGTTGACGGGGGAGCATTCGGAGGCGTGGCCTACGGATTTCACGCTTGCGCTCGTCCAACTCTGACAGTTGGCAATTCTGCCAGCCCTTCTAGCTATGGCTATTTGACCTTCCAAGACATCGAGTTTTTCAGCAGCTCCACCGAGGGCCGGTTGAGCGGAGATGATTCGAGTTTCCCGACTGCCATAACCCGCTCGGATGGGCCGAATATTTTCGGGACCGGCGTGAAGTTCATCAACTGCATCGTGCACGACCTGAGCAGTGGAATATCCGGGTGGAGGCAGGCACAATCCAAAGAATTTTACGGCAACGTTGTCTATAATAACGGATGGCAAGGGACACCGAATAAGCACGGGCACAGCTTTTATATGCAGCATTCGGTCAGTGCCTCGGGCTTGGCGACCATCAAGCGGAATATTTCTATGGGGCCGTACGATTGGGGCATCCAGGCTTACGGCTCAAGCAACACGGAGATTTCACGCTTCCGCATCAGCGAGAACACTTTTATTGGCAACCAGATCGCTCACGGCGGCATCATTATCGGCACTCGCCCCGGTGGACTAGCCGACCGGCTTACGGACAATCAGATACTCTCCAACTTTGGATATGGTGCCGACCTCGCCTTCTACTTCTCGCAGCCGGATGGCAACTCATATCGAGACCTAGTGGGTGCGAACAATTACTTCTACAAGGCGTTTTGGGAGTTGAGCAGTTGGAAAGTCGGCACCTTTACGAACAACTGGATCATCAGTCCCGCGTTGTTAAAAGTCGTTGACCTTTACCCGAACATGCCGGGCGCGACGATCCCGCCTTGGACGCTCAACCGCAACGTTTATGTTGTGTCATCGGTTGGCGCTCCGGTGTTCGGTGTCGAAACGGAAGCTCCGAGGACGTTTGCCCAGTGGCAGGCAAGGACCGGATACGATGCAAATTCTACGCTGGCCACGGCTCTTCCCGCTGGCACGAATTACGTCATCGTGCAAGGAAACATCTACGACACGAACCGCGCGCACGTCGCCAACTACAATTGGACTTTGGGCAACTTCGCAGCGATTGACGTTTCGACGCTAAGCTGGGGCATCGGCAGCACCGTCATGGTTCGCAATGCCCAGAATTATTTTGTCGATGTCGTTACGAACCAGATCACCAGCACCAACACGCTGGTTGTCGATATGCGGGCCGCATCGCATTCCGTGGCCCTTCCCTACGGCGATACGACACCCACTGCGCCGATGACATTCCCCGACTTCGGAGCGTTCGTCCTGATTCGTATGGGGACCGGAACCAATGTCCCGCCAATCCCTCCGCAACCGCCGACGACTTCGTTCACGCTGACAGTCAACTCCAGCAACCCGTCATCAGGTGTATTCGTTCAGATGGCCCCTGCGGATAAGAACGGTGCCAGCAACGGCAGCACACCGTTTACGCGGCAGGTGCTCACTAATACGATCACGCAGTTGACGGCACCGCTGCGTTCCGGGCCGGGGACAACCTTCCAGAAGTGGCAAAGAAACGGCGTGGACTACGAAAACAACCTTGTGACCACGTTCACCAATTCTGCGGCGACCACAATGACTTGTATATATCTCTCGCTTGGCCCGACGCCACCGGGTAATGTTCCAGGGATCTCGTATCGACGCGGTGCAAGACAATGACAGCAGCCTTACAGCATTATTACTTTTATATGCCTACGCCTTCTCAGACACCTAAAAGCTATGATGAATTGTTCATGGAAAACCAGCGCCTGAAAGCCGTTGGCCCAGTTGGACAGAAGACAACCATCTTTGTCGTGAGCACTATCATCCTGTGCATTCTTGTCGCTGCGTTTGTGGTGGTGATTACGGTTGTGCGACCGGACAAAGATAATACATCGCTCATTTTATCGATCGTAGGCGTGATAGTGCCGGTTATCACCGCGCTATTGGCAGCAACCATCCAGCAGGTTCATTTGGCAGTCAATTCCAGGCTCTCCCAACTGCTCGAATTAACGGCCACCGCAAGCAGGGCTGAAGGAAAGATTGACGCCGAAAGACCACCAATCAAATGACATCGACCTTACAAGACATCGCCGACTATCTTAAACAAAGGATTGCTCAAGAAACCAATCAAGGAAAAGTCGAGGTGTTTGCGGTGATCGCCAATCTCGTGGAGGTTTTGCAGACCAAGGGCATTCCGATTGGGGATGACGCCGCGACAATCGCCAAGCTTCAAGCGGAGTTGGCAGCGAAAGATTCCCTGCTGGACAACGACGCGAAAACCTTCCTCGCGATCAAGACAGCGCTCGGCAATCCCAATCTCACCCAAGGCGAAATTGTCGGTGAGATAATAAACAAATGGAGGCATATATGACACGCGGAACTTTATTCTGGGCATTGATGATTCTGTGGCTTCTGTTCGGCCTCTGGGCGTTCTGGCCGAGCGGCGGCGGGAACTTCCGGCCCATCGGCTTCAACGGCCTGCTGTTCGTGCTGCTCGGGTTGCTCGGCTGGCAAACATTCGGAGCAGCCGTCAAATGACTGAGGACTTCACTTTGCAGTATCGCGGCCCCAACCTTAAGGGATTACTCTGCGGACTGCTCAAATGCGAAAAACAAAAGGTTCGGATCTGGACCGTGACATTCTCGGCAGACGAACCGCTACCAAAAAGGAACACAATGAAGTTAACTAAGCCACTCAAGCCCGGCTTCCGACGGCCCTTCGAGATTACTCCCGATGAAGCCGTGGACATCAATGACAGTGGAACATACGTGAAGGTGGAAATCGTTGCTGGCGATTCGACCGTCACAATCGATCCGGCATCGACAGCAACCAGCATCAAAGGATGGCTCAATGGCGACGGTGCGACTGGCGACAAGGCCGTGCGCTTCACCGCTGACGGACACATTGGAGACGGCGATCAACCCGTGAGCCTGGACGTGGAATTCACGGTGGCAACGCCGGATGCTACGATTCTGGGATTCAAAGAGGGAACCGACGAATCAATCCCGACCTAATCGAAACTAGATCCTGTGCACGCCGCGCTGACTTAGGTTGGTGCGGCGATTTTACGTTGGCATTTCCGACCTGAACTCGTGCGCGAAGGTCATCGGTTCGCGCTTGGGGGGCGGGCCTCCGTTCAGTTCCAAAAGCTTTTGCCAGCCTGCCGCGAAGCGTTCGTGGAAAGAATCCAATGCCTCTGCGATTTTCTTATCAATTTCCTCGTCCCATTGGACGGGCACAATTAGCGTCGGGAACATCTTGCGAAAACTCATAAACACCCACTGCTTTCGCCCGGTGACGTACATCGATCCGTGCACCTGACAGAGATAATCAGGCGGGACGGTGCCGTTAAGCAGATACTTCGTGTGGTTCGTCGGTTCTGGGCATTTAATCTCGATGCCTGACGTTTCTCCGATCAACCCGTCGGGTGAACAACCAGCTTTCAGATCGTCACGGATGCACAGACCAACGCGAGTAATCGGCGTGGAGAACTCGAACTCGTACCATGGGATAGCAGTTTCCTCCAGGATGCTGCCTTGGTCCATTGCAAAGGTCGAACCGCTGCCTGACATGAGCGGACCACCAAACCATTTCTCAGCGAGCTTTTGAGCAACGTACGTCTTGGGCATTTCTCCGGTTCTAATCTCGAATTTAGGAGTCAAGAGCTGGTGGAACTCGCTGGCGGTTGGCAGTCCAGCGCGCGCTTCCAGCCATTCAGTAGAATTTTGGGGTGCAGGATGGATTTTCATCAGCTTACTTTCTCCCTCCGTTTAAGGCACAAGTCGAGCATTTGATAGAAGGCAACGCGAATGTCTTTGTAGTCTTTCGCCCCGGCCAGCTTCAAGAAGGCCACCTCGTCGCTTGCGGTGGCCATGACTCGTTGCCTCAGCGATTCGGCTTGCTGCTCTGAGATTTTACCTCCCTCGATGGTGGCATCGTGATCTGAGTCCAGGCAGTCTTGCTGGATTACGATATTGAGCGCATCGCACAAAGCCTTTCGCTTGGCGGTCGTGGAGGCCATGCAATCGGCTTGGGCTTCACTGTCTGCTTTCCGTCCGGTCCTCACGGCGAAATCGTTGGTTCGCGTCCAGCCGCCAACATGCGTCAGATGGCATATCTCAACTATTCGGTTGTCTTTGCTTTGCTGGTTAAACGAGACGCTGAACCCATTACGCGCCAGGATCGGGCCAATAACTCTCATCACGTCCTCAAACTTTTCGTATTTTCCACGATTTGGAATGACGGTTGAAGCCGTAATAGTGGGAAGCTCCGACTGCAACTTGACAAACGCTGCCGCAAATTCCCGCTCGGCGTTCATCGCCCAAATCTGCTTGAACACCTCGACGTTTTCCGCCGTGATGCCTTTTTGGATAACGGCCTGAAGCATATCGGCAGGACCGATAGCTTGCTCCGCTTTTACCACTTCAAGTTTATCGCTCATGGTTTTTGCAGGATTTCGATAACCTTTTTGGCGCTGACCAGCCACGCGATCTGGCTTACACGCTTGGCGTAAGTGCTGAAATCATCCCTCGACAGGAGGATGATTCTGCTACCTTCCTTGTCCCACCATTCTTCAAATGCCGCGTCGTGCTGCATACCTTCTTTGGATTGTGTTTTATCGCTCATTTGGTTTGTTTCGCTTTTTAGAATGCCATCGCCAGCAGCAGGACAATCCCGCCCAGCGCCACGTACCAAAGCGCCAGATACCCTCTCTCCGTCCAGGTTAGTTTCATGGTTTGTAGTTTGCGGCTGCATCCAAGAGCCTCTTTGCCCAAAGGTAAACCGGCAAAACTCCAGCCGCTTTTTGGTATGCGTTTTTCCGTTTAGGCGTCATGCAAATGCGAAAAGTTAATGTCGCTTTCTCATCTTCCTCGGTTGGCCTTCCCACTGGTCTTTTCACGGTTTGATATTTCCCTCAATGCCCCGAATTTAGCAAGGGCAATCTTCATAAAAATAACCGCGCTGGGTTTTCATCGGAACCAGCGCGGTCGTGGATTCCCGCGAGAGTAACGCGGGCGTGGGTCGCCGAATAGCTGTTCGGCCAATAGATCACGATGCCTTCGAACGGAAGCCCGTGAGTAAAGTTGAACCATTCAAGCAGGTCTTGCGGGGTGTTGAATCCATCAGCTTTAGCGAAGGCCCATTCCTGATGGTCCGAGAGCATTTGATGGTCAAGCGTGATGCCGTGCGGTGTAATCCGTATCGGCTGCACCCAGTCTATTACTGCTTCACGGAGCACACGTTGCTTGCTCCGGTACGGTTTCCCGGCCCACGTGCGCAGGCTGATTGTGTCCCCGCGCTTTGGCATCCTTTTAGGTGTCGGCCTTATCGTTTGGCATTTCTCCCCAGACAGCACCAGGGGAGCGAACTGAGGCTTGAAGAGTCGCACGAAGTTGGCCGAACAAGGCGCTGCACCGAACCCGGCCTTTACGCTCTCGTTGCAGTCGTTACTCATTGATGGGCCGGGTCGGTGAGCTTTTGTCGTTACGGCGAAATCTAATCTCGTTCCCTATCTCCATACTCCGTGCAATCGGGACACCGGCGCGCAAGATAGCGGCGTGTGCCAAGGCATGTTTGGCAGACTTCGCGCGCGCGTTCTTCCTCGGCTTCGGCCTCCAGGTCGGGACGCTCGCGGGAATGTTGTTGGTCCCGAATGCGGCAGCTCAGTGATTCCTGAGCCTCCCGAACAGTTAAAGCAGCCTTGATTTCCTCTTCGTCGGGTTGCACTCGCATCAATGCCGCGTAGGTCGCGCCCAGGGCCGCTGCCAGGGCGTGCGCTTGCAATTCTGCTGCCGTCCTCCCTCTGCCCGTGTGCTGGCACACCAGGCAGACGGGGCCGCAGCCGTGAAGCAGGGCGTTTCCGCATTCGGGGCACAAGCTCATTCTGCCTCCTTCGGGTAGAAATGCTGTGTAGCTTCATATTCCAATATCTTGAAAATCTGTTCGTGTTCTGCCCTCAGCGTGTAAGGCTCAATCAGCGGCCACAGGTGATCCATTGCATACATGCTGGTTCCATCGTGCCAGCATCGCCCACCAGTCAGCGGGCAATCAATGTGATCCGGTGCTGTGTCTGGTCTATAGTTCGCCGATTCGCAATGATGGAACTCAAGCCCTGCCGATGGCCCGTGGCCGTTGATTACTGTGACGTGAAAGTCAATCGCGCCGACTGGGGCCAACAACGTCCATCGGTGATTTACGCTTCCGAAGGGATTTGACCAAGTGTATTTGTGATGCCTGTATTTATAATTCATTTTCCCGCCCTCCTGATGCCCTCGAACTCGGCTACTCGCTTGACGATGCGAAGTGTCGCCTGTGCTGCATAAACGTCGCTTTCGTCCCTGTCTGTCTCCAAAAAATACATCGCGCGACCCAACAACGTCGATAAATCTTGTGCCACGCCGTTTTTCCAGGCCTCGCCCTGGCCCTCACAATCAAACACGATTTCCGAGCATTGTTTGTGCAGGTGGCTGCATTGCCATGCGACCTCCCGCCGCTCCTTGCCGGTATCAAACCCGGTTTCCTTTTCGATTGGCATAGGGTTAGGCTTTGACGATCCACGGCGTTGCTGGGCGGGCTTTGAATTTGAAAGGAAAGGTGCGCTCCCTGCCGGCGTTCCATTCGGGTGAGTGATCGGTTTCTATCACCAGCCAGCGGCCAGTTTTATCCGGTGCGCCCTCATAAATTTCCTTCACGGTAAGGAGCAAGGCATCCTCGCTGAGTCCGTTTTGCACAGTGTGGCGTCGCATCCACAAAGACACCTCGCGTGCCGGTGGCATGATTACATCGCCTATTTTGATTGTTTCCGCTGCTCGTTTCGTTGTCATTTTTTTACTTGGTTTGTTGTTTGTTGTTTCATTGCCCACTGCCGCCCGGTTAAGAGCGGATGGGGGGAATCAAGCGGCAAAAGCTATTTCGTCGGCGTTTGGTTTAGGCAGGCTGAAAGCCCAGTCCCAATTCCGTTTCTTCGCGCTGCACTCGCAATCATCGGCTGGACGTTTGCAAGTGAGGCAAAAAAGAATCATGTCATTCCAGTCCATTTTCAATACGGGACATTTGAGAAGCAAACAGGCTCCTGACTTCTGGCAGCGTTAGCCCTGATGCGATCACTCGTTTGTCGAGACTGTCTAATTTGCGCCTTAAGGCTGCGAATTCTTCGATCAATGCCAAAGCTGTCGCAGGCTGGGCTATTGTGTTTTCGTGTGATGAGTCTTTGGATTTGGTCGTCATATTCTTGGCGCAACACGTTTTCCGCTGCGAGCGTTTCTCTATCCGATTTTGATAGTTCATTCATAAATCCATCCGTGGCGCGAATTGCGCCTTGATGCTCCACATGTCCGCTGGATCGGAATAGTAGAACACGGTCAAAACTTTATAGCGTGTGCTGTGAATACCGTTTTCCAGCAGTAGAAAATCGCCTTTCTTGATGCCACGCCCCCAGCCCGTCATTGTGATTCGCTTGCCCTTATTTATGATGCCAGTCACGGCGTAGTCGTGGCCCCACGTTCGCCGCGTGTAATCGTGTGTCTTGCCGACCTCGACCTTGCAAGGCATCCCGCGATTGCTCATTTCTTCTTCGAGCATCCCGGCAACGATTCGTTCGTGGCGCTTTTTCATTGCCCGGTTGTTTGGTCGTATCCTTCGATGCCAAAATCGCCCAACGTCACGGCGAATCTTGTTTCCACCGGGATAAGCTCTAACTGGCATTCCTTCGCCTCTTGCGCCAAGTCGGGCCGACTCTCGGATATGTAATCGACCATTTCTTGTGTGCTCCCGCGACCATAGAAAAAATCTTCCATGACGCGCATTACGTCGGGCTTCCTGAGTTTGGACACGTTGTCCGCTGCGAGGATGATCGAACGCTCGCAGGATTCTATTTGGTTAGCTCTGGCTGGTGTCATAAGCTCTCCCGCGTGATCGTGGTTACAATGTTGCCGTTGGAAAAGAAAACGCTGGCTTCTGCCGTTGGTAAACCGTTCAACGCCCACTCCCGCACAAACCATTTCGCTTTCTCCGTCGCTTGCTCCTGAGTCAACCAAGACGTGCGCCATGAATTGCCCGCTGGCTGTGTCGCCTTGGCAAAGTAGTTGTTGGTTTGAATTGTCATAAAAGTTGAAAGTCGTTGCGTTCTTGAGCTTCTAAAATGTCCTTCCAAGTCGGCTTGGCATCCGGTGGGAAGGTGCAGAAATATTCCACGCCTTGCGTATCTTCGCCGATCACAAGCCAGCCATCATTGCATTGCCGATTGCTCGTCACGGTTAAGCCGTTGACGTATTTCTTACGCCGCATAATTTGGGTTTCATGGGGATTTGTCGGGACGATTAAATCTTCCAGCCACACACGCACTAATCCAAGGCTATCGTCACCGTCATGTCCGGCTACGAAATGCCCGTCAAGACAAGCAATATAGGCTTGCTGTAAATCGCCGTGTGTAAGGTATTGCTGGGCTTGCCGCGCATACTTTCCAGCCAACCGGAAAGCCGTCGCTGGCTCCAACAAGTCGATAGCGGATTGTGTTGTCATAATCCAATCCCTGCTACGCCAGTCGTTCGGAATTTAGCCGCTAGTTTCTGCACGTCATTGGCCGACTTGTCCCAAGCAATCGCCAAGGATTGATCCTGCCAGCTGTGGGATATGTGCTCCGATTTCTCCCGCATAATGTCAGCCATCAATTCCAGGGTTGCCGCCACACTGCCGGAGTCAATGAATGCTTCTAATTCTTCCGCTTTTATCTTTGTCATGATTTTGGTTTGTTGAGGGTTAACTGTCACTGTGCTTCAGAGATTCAACGAGTGCTTTGGCAGATGCGCGTCGAGCGTGGATAGTATCGAGTGCTGGCGGCAATCCGAGCAGATGATCGTCAAATAGCTCGGCTGCTAACGGACAAGCTTTGCGCCATTTGGATGGTCTGCCAAACATTTCGGATTGAAGCGTGGCCAGAAAGTGATCACGCGCACGAAATAGAGCGTTCAAATCCGCTTGCCAGATGAGCGGGCCGCCGTCACCCATTTTCGGCTGTTCAGTTGTCCCATAACGCTCGATATATGCTTTCTCCGTCCATCCATGCTCGGACATGAATTTGCGCTCAATGACGTAAAACTCGGCGGCTTGTTGGAGCTTAGATTTCATGATGATTTGTTGTGTTTGACCGAATTGGTTACCACCGCGCTTGTGGGGGAAGTTGATTGTAAATCCGCTCGCAGATTCGCTCGTAAAGCATCGCAGTTTGAATTCTGCCTGCCTTACGAGTGATGATAGCGCTGAGCTTGTTCCAAAGATAATTGCGAATGTTGCGTGTGTGCTCGAATTGGCCTTTGATGCCAGGAAACCATTGCTTGGCAACTTGTGGCCTGTAGCCTTGACCGATGAACGCGATCCATTCCTTAATCTCATCCTCGTTCATTCCGTCCGGGTTAAACTCTGCCAAGTCGAATTGAAGTGTTTTCATATTTTGGTTTGTTGAATTGCTCTCTTACTCTTCACCCACTGTCTCAAATCCTCATCCGTTTGTCAACAACTATCTTCACCAATGTTTGCAAGGGTTTGCTACGTTATATCTGAATGAGTATATCGGGAATGAACGGATTGGTTTGACCGATATGGTAGTATCCAGTCATGGCCATCAAGAACGGTTCGGTTATCGACGCGGAGACTGCGGAATTGATCAAAGCCGAATACCTGGCCACCAAGAAATCCATCCGTGAGCTTGCGGAGAAATACGACATATCCTTCCTCGCACTCAAGCAACGCGCGGTTTACGGCAAGTGGAATACCGAGCGTGGCCAGGGCATCCTCAAAACTCAACTGCTCAAAGGCGCCCGCAAGTTCACCCTATCCAAGGATAGCCTCAAAGCTAAGTCGGATAGTTTCATTGAGAGAATGCAGCTAAATTGCGAGGAAACATTAGACGTTCTGGACACTATCCAGATACCGAAATCATGGGATAGGCTGGCTTTGAGAGAGCAAGTGATGAGTGCATTGCTCAAAAGGGGATTCGCGGCATTCGGTCTGAATGACGGCCAATCTGTCAACGTCACGCTCCAAGTCCAATCCGAGCTACCCGCCCAACGTCAACTTGAGGAGCGCAACGAAGTTTTGGAGGTTGAGACTGTGCCAAATGTGGACACTTCCAAGCCGCCAGAACAGCAATAGTCGATTTCATTGGGCTTTTGACCGATTTCGGCTCGAATACTTTTCGCACAATACTCAGATCATTCACTTTCGTGCATTTTGCGAGTAATAACGGTCCACCGCGTGACGTGATGAGCGTCAAACTCCTGATCGCCGGCCTCGCATTCGTCGCCTTCCTTGTTTGGGTGTTCAGTCACTGATTCGTTGCGACGTTGGCTCAGGACGTTTTCCCGCTATCCGCTCTCAGCCCGGCACGCTCCGAACGCTCCAGGGCGGCATTGTGGCCCAAAAAGCATGCTAAGAGTTTCCTTTGTGACCGATTCAGCCAGGACGATGACCGACGATCCCCTTTCGCCCCCGCTCGTTCCATTGCTACCTCCCCTTGGTGACGGGCTGATGTTCCACGTGGCGCATCTTGCATTACTTCATTACTCGACCGTTACATCATCATTACGGAGCATTACCCCTGAGTATATCTTCTTAGAAGGGCATTAAGGTGATCTCTGAAGAGGGAAGGGGGATCGCGGGGGAAGGGAAAAAGTTTGTAATGTTTTTCTTGACGTGTAATGCCGAACCATTACACTCCAAAGAATCTTGGTCATGTATAACAAGCTTTTCGTGAAGATACTGGACTCATCGATTTGGTTAGAACCTACCACAACCAGAATATGTTGGATAACGTTACTGGCAACCATGGATGAGCATGGGTTTGCGCATTTTTCGGCGATTGAAAACTTGGCAATAAGGGCGCGGGTCACAATCGCTGAGGCGGAAGCAGCGATCGAATGTTTTTCCTCGCCCGACCCGTCATCTGGAGATCCTGATAACGAGGGTCGGCGGGTTGAGCGGGTGCCCGGAGGGTTCATGATACTCAACGCACACAAGCATCGGGACACGTTGAATCGGGTGGTGGCCTTGGAGCAAAACAGATTGCGGGTAAAACGATTTCGGGAGCGTCAGTCTGGGGCGGTTTCCGAGCCAGAAGCACCAAAGGCGAAAAAGGAACCTCCAACCATCGAGGAAGTGAAGTTAGCCGCGGCTAAAATCGGGTTGAGCGACCACGAAGCCGAGAAGTTCCACGCTTTTTACGAGTCAAACGGCTGGAAGGTTGGAAAAAACCCGATGAAAAGCATGATCGGGTCGCTGGCCGGCTGGAAATTGAGGAATCAAGAGAAAAAGACTGCCGAAGTAAAAGGATCCGACACCTTTTGGAAGGATAAAAGTCGCCTGGAGATGGTGGAAAAGGAAATCGCGCGAATTGAAGCTCAATCCTCTCATACGGCGCTCGATATGATCGTGGAACCAAAAGATGTAAGTCGATACGCGAAGTTGAAAACGGAACGCAAGGCTTTGAAAGCCAAAATGGACCTATGAACAGCATCGGAGAACTGTTAAAAGACAACAAATATCGGGAAAAGCTGGAAGATAAGCGTTGGAAAGAGTTTTCCAGGTCGATCAAGGAGCGGCGCGGCGGCGGATGCCAGTCATGCCGCAGGACCGACCTCGGACTTCAAGTCCACCACATTTTCTACGAAACCGGGCGCGATCCGTGGGATTATGGCGATGAGGATGTCGTTGTGCTGTGTGGCCCTTGTCACAAGGAGCTACACGAGCAGTTGAAGAAGTTCCGCAGATTTGTCTTCGGGAAAATGTCGCCACGAGTGTTCCAAATTCTGAATGGTTCACTCGCGGTCGCCTTCGAGAAATACGAACCGTTGGTGTTCGCACACGCTTTGGCTGAATTCGTAAGCACTCCGACGATGGTCCAGCGATATGCGAATGCCTGGGGAGTCAACTCGGTAAGACATCCATGACCAACTCCCAGCCAACCCAACGGGAGGAATTCAAATGCGCCTGCGTTCACACCGACGCTTACGAGTGCGCGCGGATACGCGATCGGCGTAGCGAAGGATTTGACAAGGACAGCGAATACCATCGACGGGCCTGCGAGTGCTCCTGCCACTACGACATCTACGAGGACGACGAAGATTTATGACTGAATCTGTTTTCAGCAATTGCAATGTGTGCGGCAGAACGCTTATTCGCGACGACGAGTTGGCTATTGGATGTTGCGCCGTCTGCGCCAACGAGACAGTTGAAGAACTCACCAAGCCAAAGCCAAAGCCAAAAACGGAAGCTCATTCTTATGCCGAGCGATTGGCCTACTCGATTTGGAAGCAGCACTTCAAAGAGCAATCTCCCGACTGGAAACCTCTTCCCGATTTGCTGGGCGTGCTCACGCAGATCGACAACATGGTTGCGGGAATGACCAGAAAAGAGAAACTGAATCAACCGGTTGGATTGATCCCGTTAAACCGGGCACAAGGATGGTTAATAACGCAATGGGCTGCTGATGATCGTCTCTGGACAACGCAGGAAACAGTCGCGCTCAATCTTGAAACATTTGCGCGGGCAATTCTGAAGGAACAATGACCGCCATCCCCCTCAAACAATGGTGCGCCGAAGAAGCGATTGCCGAAGGCACCACGATTCGCGCGATTTATCACCGGCTCTATCGCGGCAGATATTCGTGGTTGCCGCTCAAGCGCGTGAACAAGCGCGTGGTGTTTGTCGAGTTGGACAAGCAGTTTGACTGGTGCGGTGTGGGGGCGATTACGGAAGGGGTGGTAAAATGAAGCTGGAATTCAAAGCTCAAAATGGTCTCGGCAGGCATTGTTCGATCGCTTTGGCAAAGCGAATGTGCATTTTACTTTCGCGCTTCATGTAGAGCGCCGATACTCCTTCAACCTCTAAAGTTTTCCCCCATGCGTTAGCTGAATCGGCTTTTTGAAGATGCCACTGCCTCAACTCGCCCAGCGTTTTGATTGTGCGTGCGGTCATCATTTGAGAATCCAACCGATCATTAACGGTCCAAAGCGATATTGCCTGGAATTCTCGCGCCAACATGTCAGTACATCCAATCCGGCATTGCAAAGCTAAAGCGGTCGTTGAAATTCGCGGTGGTGCCTACTGTCCTGTCCACGCGGAGGCCGCTCAGAAAATGTTCGGCCAGGGAAAACCAATTTATGCGATGGACTCAACAGGAATATGACGCCTATCAAGCCCGCCGTTCTCAGGCTGGAACTAAACTACCTCCCGCCGAGCCAGAACGTGCTCAAGCGAATGCACTGGACGCGGCAGTACCACGAGAAGCAAAAAGCGTTCAGCGCCTTACAGTCCGCATTGTTTTTCGCCGCCAGAGAACGCTCGACAAAGACAACTATTCAGGAAGCGGCAAGGATATTCTCGACGGCCTTCGACACGCTGGCCTTATACCGGGAGACTCAGAAAAAGAAATCGATCTTCAGGTCGAACAAGAAAAAGTTGCCCATCTTTCCGACCAGGGAACCGTCATAGAAATCATCTGGTGAGCGAAAAGATTAAAGCGTGCGAGTGGATGAGCGTCGTGAAAGCTGAGATTATTGAATGCAAAGCCGTGCCAACGAAACTGGCCAAGCGCTGCGGGAAATATTACTGCAATTTTCACTACGCGATCGGAAAGAACTTCAAACCGTTTGACAAATGAGCGGGATTTGAGATTCTTTGTCCGCTACTGTTTGGTTTGTTGATACGCGGCCCGTAAGTGATGCTCCGGGCCGCTTTTCATTTCTTCACGAGCCTGAAATTCTCCGGGGCAAGGAATGTCTTTGGATTTTTGCCGCACTCGCTCCAGTTTTTTACGGGAACAAGTTTCGAACCGTTTTTCAAGTAACCCGGAACGCGATGTCCAAGACAGTTGATACTCCAATTTCCGGCGATCCACTCGCTCATTGTCATCCCGGCATCCTCAAATACTTTTGATTTGTTATTCCCGCTTATGAGTGCAGCAGTAAGCATTTGGATTGCATTTCTGCCGATATACCAATCAGGATTCCTCGCCTTCCAAGCCGCGCTCACCGCTCGGTGATGCTTCAAATTCTTCGCTCGCCAACGCTTCATGCGCTTGCGCGCGGAGATGGGGTTGTCTTTCACCCCGCCAATATGGTGACTTGACTTCCGTTTGTCAATCGTCAGGATGGGGAAAGTGATAAAGCACGGACACAACTTCAAGGATCTAACAGGGCGGAGATTCGGTAAGTTGGTAGCCATTTCTTTTCATGGCAGGGGGAATAACTGGTGCTCCCTTTGGCTATGCAAGTGCGACTGCGGGACCAACAAGGTTGTAGCAGGCAAATAAGTGAAATCTAATGACTCTCTACAGGCATCGGCCCTACGGAATTTTATTACCAGCCCATGTAACCGATCCTCGTGCGCTCGAAATGATCGGCTTCCGCATCGGCGGGTCGCTCGAAACCGGCGGCATTTCCAAATATGATCACTTCGTCAAATTCGCCAAGAGCGCTCTGCCTAAGCTCGAATGGAATCCGTGGCTCGAATGGCAATTCAAATCTCTGTGTGACGATGCCTACGCCTACAAGGACGGTGACACGATCATTCGCAGCGTGAACTGGACCGGGTGCGGAAGTGCGGGGAAAACTTACGCGGCTGGTGTCTATGCGATGCTCTGGTTCTGCGCGCTGCCGAAGCAAAGCGCGGTGACTTTGGTGAGTTCGTCCAAGAACATGCTCAAGCGCCGTATCTGGCCGACAATTCAGAAGATTCACTCCGACCTCTCCAAAACGGATTACGCTTTCGGCCACTTGATCGATTCGCAGACGATGCTCCAATCGGTTAAGGGCGACAGCAAGCATGCGATCGTCGGGACGGCAGTTCAGTCCGGTGAACTTGTGCAGGCAGTCGAATGCCTCAAGGGATTGCACTGCCCTCGCATTCTCGTGGTGATTGACGAAGCACCAGGGACCGAAGAGGCGATCATGGAGACAATCCCGAACATGAGGAAGGCATGTCAGGATCTTACCATTTTAACTATTGGCAACGCGATTTCGCACTTGGATATTCATGGTCGCTGCTGCGAACCCGAGGCGGGTTGGCCGAGCATTTCGGTTGAGTCGGAGACGTGGAAAACCAAGGGCGTGCGATCGTGGAGTCTGCCGTCGGGCCGTGCCGACCATTTCGATGGGTTCAAATCGCCCAACGTAGCGGCGCAGAAAACCATCTATAAATATCTCTACGGATACGAGGACTATCGCGCAGCAAAACTCAACAGCCAGGAGCGGCAGACGATCCAGCTTTGGAGCAACGATCGTGGGTTTTGGACGCCATCGGGCATTCTAAACACCGTTTTCGATGAGCAAATGATCGAGAAATACGACGCTCGCGGAAGATTCGTTTGGCAGACATTCTCCACGAAAATTGCCTCGCTAGATCCTGCTTTCGGTGGTGATGGATGCATCCTTCAATTTGGAGAATGCGGGGATTTGCCCAGCGGTAAAATCGGCGTGCAACTTGGGGAGCATTTAGCGATTCAGGGCGATCCGACATCAAAGGACGAGCTGGATTTTCAGATCGCTCGACGGTGCATGTTGGAATGCGACAAACGCGGCATCACGCCAGAAAACTTTGCGATGGACAGAACCGGCAGTGGGCGGGGCGTCTATGCTATAATGCGGACGGAGTGGGGTGAAATATTAGGCGTTGAATTCGGTGGATCTCCAAGTGATAAGCCCTCTTCGGCGGCGGACTCTAGGCCGGGAATTGACGTGTTCGATCGTCGGGTGACGGAACTGTGGTACACCTGCAAAGAATTCCTAATCAACCAACAAATCAAGGGGTTTTACGACGAGGCGATAATTCAGTTCTGCTCGCGCGAATATACGATCAAGAAACCTAAAATAGTTCTCGATCCAAAAGATGAGTGCAAAAAGAAGATCGGCAGGAGTCCCGACCATGCTGACGCGATTGTGGTTATAGTGGAATTGTGCCGGACGCGATTGGGGGCGTTTGCTGGCAGCGTTCAAAAGCAATCCGACCGCTGGGAAGTCGAAGCGAAAAAGTGGGATGAATTCTACGATCCATCGGACATAGCCACGAGCGACCCCGTGGAAGAAATGCAGGTGCTCGAATGAAATACGTCAAGGTGAAGCTCAAAGACAAGAAGCTCGACAAGAAGTATGGCAAGATTGTCGAAGAAGAACTCAACAAAGTGATCACCGAAAAGCTGGCTGTTCCGCCAGAGCTTGTCGAGAACGGCATTGTTTTGTTCAGGCGCAAACGAATTGAGGCAAGTGAAGAAATGCAGGTGACCGAATGAAACGCGACTCTGTAGATTTTGATTTGGAACGGGCAAATAAGTTTGATGAGCTAAAGCGGTTGTCCGAATTTCTGGCAGCTACCGTGACTGCGTTGTTGAGGGAGCGCGATCCATCTACCCCGACGGTGACAATTGAATTGGTAAAGATTCAGGACAGGCACATGGCACCGGATGCGGACATTGTGTTTTGGAGGGTTGGACTTTAATGAAATGTGACATGGGCGGTTGCCCGAATGATGCGACGGTCGAATGCGAATGGGGTTTGTACGAGCCGCGCGATGGGGAGCCGCGAACTGAACCGATGAATAATGCGCTGCTCTGCAAAAGCTGTTCCGATGATCTCTGGAGGCGAGTCAAGGGTGCGGTAAACGCGGGCATCATGCATTGGGTGAACCGGGAAATAAAGTGAGCCTACACCTCTGCAAATTCAGATGGCGCTATTACAAGCTTCGCTACGGCACTCCGGCGCATTACGGCAATCGCTATCAATGGCTCGGTGTGGAAATTCGGACTGAGCGGAGAGACGGGAGACATGCGAAGCCTTAACAACACCGGCGTCACGGTCCCTGGCGGTTTCAGGTGGTTCTGCGAAGATTCAAAGCAATGGGTGCCAGCGGCGGGATCGTTCAACAACTACATCGAGTTCATTCACAACTGCAAGAAACACTGCATTGCGAACAATCTGCCGATTGGCCTGAATTGGGAAGCAAATATCCAGGACCAACTTTGCGTTGGGTTGGATGGGAATTGGTGTAACCAAAATGGAATTCCATTACCCCCATCAGGCGGTTGGGCCTTCGACATTCAAGGCGTGATTCAGGGCACGCGTACGCTCGCGCAATGGCTGATCAAGGGCAAAGGCAAGAAGGTTGAGGTGGTCGAAGCGGAGCGCCGAGCGTTGATTTGTGCGGGTTGTCCCTATAACCAAGATCCCGCAGGTTGTTCGTCTTGCTCGATGGGCGCGCTAAGAGAAGCTGCGATTGTAGTTGTAGGAGGTTCCACAACGGCGTATGACTCACAGTTGAAAAGCTGTAAAGTCTGTGGTTGTGCGTTGAAGGCTAAGATTCACCTTCCTTTGGAGATCCTTCAAGACAACTTGACCGATGCTCAAATGTTTGCACTTCCGAAACACTGCTGGCTGTTATGATAATTCTCTTAAAGCGCATCGACAATGGGAATGTTGGTGATCTGGAATCGGTCTTGGTGCGCGCGGGTAGCCCGCAAGAGGCAATGGAATTAGCTGCAAGTCAAGTCCCCCTCAGAGAGGTAAACATTTGGCGCTCTCCCTCCCAAATACAATCCTTTATGATCGAGCCAGAAGGAGCCTCTGGAGTGCTCGTTGCCATTAAGACGATATGAGAGTTACCATTGACATCCCCGAAGGTTACGAGTGCAAAATTGTTCCATCTGAATACGGAGGAGCGGTGCTGATGGAATTTACCACTTTTACCGATCACGAAGTCGCTGGCGTAATGTTTGAAACAGCAAAGACTTTATTTTCGAGAATCGGTTGGACGGGATTTTCGATTCATTCCCACCCAGCGAAAGACTCTAACAAGACGCGTTACGTCGTAATCGCGGAGAAGATGAAATAGCGGAACATGAAAACAATTCCACTCTCCAGAGGCAAGGTCGCACTCGTTGATGATTCGGATTACGAATGGCTGAATCAGAGGAAGTGGTCAGCCGGTCGGCGACCGGAAAAGAATACGGTTCGGTGGTATGCCATTGGGCGTAAAGAAGGCCGTCTCGTGGCCATGCATAGAGAACTTCTAGGAGTTGCCGATCCTAAGATACAGATAGACCACGAGAATGGCGATGGATTGGATAATCAGAAAACCAATCTCAGGATAGCAACTCCAGCACAAAATCAGGCCAATCGGCATAAGCCACCCGGAGTGCATTCGAGCAGGCATAAGGGGGTGTGCTGGGACCGTGCGAGGAATAAGTGGCATTGCTCAATCAAGGTCAGCCAGCGAAAGATCAATTTGGGAAGATTCGACTCTGAATCCGACGCCGCACTTGCCTATAACGCAGAGGCTACAAAGCTATTTGGAAACTTCGCGCGACTTAATGTTGTGGTATAAAACTTATGGCCTCCACTCTCCCGGAACTGACAGATATTAATCAGAGCGTCGCTCTGAAAACGCTTAGCAAAAATGGAACCCCGCCTAAGTCCCGCCTCGATGATCCCAGAAAAACTCAATCTTTCGTTTCGCTCATACAACAAGCGGACGCGGAGCGAGACAGAAAGGTCGCCATGCTTAAAGGCATGGCTGACGGACACCCCCCGTATAACCCTTCAAAGCGACGAGCCGCCTCTCAAGCTTGGCGGGCGAACTTTTCATCGCTTGAGGGTAAAGCGTATCTTTCGAATGGGCTCGTACCTTATTACGATTTATTCTCTTCCTCCAAGTACCTCATTGATTTTCAAACCGGATACGGATCACCCAATCAGCAAGCCGAGTGGAGTCGGATCATCACCGAGGAATTGGACACTACAATCAAGCAATGGGAGGGATTTGAGTATGAAATGCAGCCCATGTTGCATGATTTCGTCGGGTACGGAAAAGGTTTTCTGGCTTGGAACAACACTTACGACTGGCATTTTGAGCATGTGCCGCACCTCAGTGTCAAAGTCATGGACGGCACTAAAATTAATCTTGGCAAGCTGGAGATCATCGTAATCCCGCAGAGCTACTACGTTCACGAACTGTGGGCAAAGATTAAGAACGAAGTCGTGGCGCGCGCAGCCGGGTGGTATCCCGAAGCCGTGAAGCAGGCGATCCGAGATGCGGTTCCCAAAAGGCCAAACTCAACGGAGCCTCCAAGCTGGGAAATGGTGCAGCAGGAGTTGAAGGATCATGACCTGCTGGAATCCTGCCGATCCTCGACGGTTCAGGCTGCTCGCGTTTACGTCCGGGAATTCGACGGTAAGATCACCGAACTAATGGTGCCTACGACGATGGGCAAAGCTGATTTCCTGTTTA